TTATTCCACAGCCGTCAGCTTGTAGATCTTCCTGCCGCCGCTGCGGACCTTCTCGGCGACGCCCATGCTGATCATGTGCTCTGCCTCGCTTTTGGTGAACAGGCCGGGCAGACCGTAGACCTGAACGTCGGCGGGCTCGCTCTTCGCGGCGGCCGCCGCAGTCTTCGCGCCCGACGGCTTCGCGGTCTTCGCCGCCTGTCTGGACGCCGTCGCCGCGGCCTTCTGCTCCCGCAGGGCCTGCTGGCGCTCGAACTGGCTGTCTTTCACCTGATCGCGCTGCTGCTTATAGGCCTGCTCGCTCTCGTAGCGCTCGTCCTTCAGCGCGTCGCGGCCGCGCTGGTACTCCAGCTGCTCGGCCTTCAGGGCGCGGTCGAGCTCGTCGAGTTCCCGCTGATAGGACGTCTGCTCCGCCTTCCTCTCAGCCTCCCGCTCGTCGGACCAGCGGCTATAGGACGCCTTGTCGAGATCGTTCAGCGAGTCCAGCAGGTCCAGATCGCTTTCATACTCGTCCCGATAGACCTCATAGGCCAGCTTGTACAGCTCCGGGATCTTGTCCGCCTGCTTCGAGGCGTAATAGCTGCCCGCCTGCTGCGCCGCCGTGACGGCGTAGGACGAGGCTCGCCCGCCGGTGTTCTGGGCGGCCAGCCCGACGGCGTCCTCGGCGGCGCGGCGGCCCTCCCGCTGATACGCCTCCGCGTAGGCCTGATACAGCGGGTCGGACGCGTAATCGTAAGAGAACCGCTCCCGCTGGGTCAGCTTGTCCACCACGCGGTCGATGCGGTCCTGATACGGGCTTTCATAGACGGCCTGCAGGCCGTCCTCCTCCATTCGTTTGATCGCCATGGATCCTCCTTTCCGGCCGTCAGTCCCAACGGCCGCAGTCGATGTTGATCTGCGCCTCGCCGCCCACGGTGACGCGCCCCTGCCCGTCCAGCCAGAGGGCGGGGCCGCCGCCCTTTCCGGCCAGCAGCATCCGGAACGCGCCGCCGCGGCTGCCAAGCTCCACCCGCTGGCCGTCCTCGCCGGTCAGCAGCAGCGCCTCGTCGGTGATGCGCATACTTCCGCCCGCGGACGCGATGGCCGTCTGAGCGGGGTCGAGGCTCGTGACGTTGGCGCTGTCCAGGTTGCTGAGGGTGTATTCCAGCTGCTCCTGCATGGCGCGGAGGTGGTTCTCCACAAGGCTCAGGCTCCCGCGCAGGTCGCCGTAATCCAGCGGCCGAAGATCGTTCGCAAAGATCAAGGCGCCACCTCGCTCCCCATGCGGAACAGCCGCTCGATGCTCCGGACGGCGCACCGTCCCTCACCGCGCAGGCGCAGCTCCAGTGTGTCTTCCCGGTTGGGCGGCAGGGAGACGGGGCGCACGCCGTGACTTCCGCCGTCGAACATGGCCGCCTGACGCCAGGGCTCGCCCCGCAGGCGGATATCGACAGCCATCCACGCGCCGGGCTCCGGCGTCACGTCCAGCACCAGCGCCGAGCCCTCCCTGTACCGGGACGGGCCGTCCCGGAAGGGCCGGAACAGCGCGTGCCAATGCTCCTTGCCCGCTCCGCCCTCCGGGCTCAGCAGACGGCCGTCCTCCGTCATCAGCAGCAGCTCGCCGCCGCGCCTCTCTGCGAAACGCACGCGCTCGCGGCCCCAGGGCAGGAACCGCCTGCGCAGCAGGTCGTACTCCAGCACCCGCTCCGGCAGGCAGAGGTAATACTTCCCCCGCCGCACGCCGCCGCAGGCGGCCTCCGCCTCGATATGCCCCAGCACCCGGGACAGCAGCTGCGGCACGCCGCCGGAATAGACGTAAAGGCCCTCGAGGCCCAGGTAATACAGATCCTCGTTCTCGCTGACGAGGGTCTTTCCGCACCCGCGGCGCACGCCGGGGATGCGCACGGTCATCAGCTGGAAGTTGGCCGGGCGGGAGCCGTAGAGCTTGCAGGCCGACGTCTCCCGGAAGAACACCAGATGGGACCCGTAGGGCGCGCAGGCCGTGAAGCCGCCCTGCCCCGTGGAGACGGCGTAGGCGTCCGTGGACAGGCCGTCGTAGACGAAGAAGTTCCGCGCGTCGCCCAGCCTGCTGCCGTAGATCGTGTCGCCGCAGACGCCCCACAGCCGGTTGCCCGCGGCGCAGAGGACCTCCAGGTCCGGCACGCGCCGCTTCACGGTGACGTTCGTCTCCGCGCCCGGCGTGAATACGTTGGCGTCGAAGAGCAGCTCGCTGCCCTCGACGCCCCGGACGATCAGCGTCTGCTCGTTCTCCGGATGCTCCCCGCAGCCGGAGATCGTCACGCCGTCGCCCTTTTCAAAGGGCCACGCGTCGCCTTCGGCCGTGATGGTATGGTCGGAAAAGACGGCGGAAGCCGCCGTCAGGGACGTCTCCATGGGGCCGAAGGTCCGGCTCTCCAGATCGATCCACACCTTGTCGGGGAAGATTACGGCCACGCTGCCCAGCACGGCCGCGCGCTTCTCCCCCTCCGTCACGCCGCACAGCGTCTCGCCCTCCAGCGTGACATCCCCGCCGGCGATCAGCAACAGGCCGTATTCGGTGTCCAGCAGCGCCTGCGGCGACTGATAAACGCCCAGCTCCCGCGGCACGCATCGCTGGGCGATCCCGTCGCCCTCGCCCGTCAGACCCGCGCCGTCGGCCAAATCGCCGTTGCGGTAGTCCTCCGTCAGGCAGAGGCCGCCCAGCACCCGGGTGACGGCGGAATACCTGCCGCGGGTGCGCAGATACGGCAGCCTCATACGCGTCTCCTCCACACGCCCCGGGCCTGCTTCGGCGCGGGGGCCTTGTCCCGGAGGCACTGCTTCTTGTAATCGTCGATCAGCGCGTTGAGGATCGATGCCATGTTGTTCCAGTTGTCGTACTCCCGCAGCGCCAGATCGATCCGGGCGCACAGCCACAGGACGTAGACGTCCTCATAGCCGCCCTGCGCCGCCAGCGTGACGCCGCCGTCCTCGGGCCAGCGGAGGGAGCGGGCCTCCCGGCCCAGCTCGCGCTCCAGACGGTCCTCCAGCTCGATGACCCAGCGGGCCTTCTCGCCGTCGCCCAGCAGATTGGGCCGCAGCGCGTCGGCCCTGGCGATGGCCTGATCGATCGTCATTTGTCCGCCTCCTCCAGCTCGCGCACGCGGTGGCTGACGGACTTGAGCTGCTCCTCCAGCACGGGCATGCGCCGGGCGAAATTGTTATGCTCGCGCACCTCCCGGGTCAGCTCGTCCAGCCGCGTCTCGGTGACGGCGGCGGCGCGGCTGTTGGCCAGCAGGACCCCCAGCAGCGTCAGCCCGCTGGAGATCAGCGCCGTGAGGATGCTCTCGCTCATGCGTCCTCCCCGCTCTCCCAGCCGTAGACGCCGGGCTCCCAGACATTGCCGCCGCAGACGGAGACCCACACGCGTCCCAGATGGGACACGCGGTCGCCCTGCTCATAGGCGTCGGACGCGCCCAGGGGCTGGGTCCACAGGGGCAGCTCGCCGTCCATGCCCACGCGCTTGAACAGCGACGGGGCGTTCTCCGGCTCCCAGCCGGCCTGGGACGTGTGGTCCTGCAGGACGCGCCAGAGCCTGGGCTCCCCGTTTTCATCCAGGCCGCAGCGGACGACGGCGCCCGCGCGATAGGCCGTTTTATCGCGCCACTGCGGATAGAGCGCGGCCACCTCCAGCATGACGCTCTCGTCGCTGAGCGTCCCGCACCACAGCTGCACGGCGCGGCGCAGCGCGCGCGCCTTCGTGATCCTGTCGTTCATGCTACTCCTCCTCTCCCAGCAGCGCGTCCAGCACGCTGACGTTCTCGGCGTTCGTCCCGGCGGCGATGGCCTCCAGCGCGGCGGTCTGGCGCTCCTGCAGGCTCGCGCCCGCAGGCTCGTTCAGCTGCTTCTCGAACGATTCGATGACGTCCAGCACGTCGCGGTCGGTCTCGCAGGCGCTGAAGTCCGCGCCCATGTCCGCGTAGGTGTCGCGCATGCGGCCCAGCGTGCCGAAAAACGCGCCGTTGATCTCGCCCGCGGCGCAGACGACGGTGATGCTGTCCAGCCCCGCGGCCGGATAGCGGGCGATCCACTGCTCCGCCGTGAGCACCTCGCCCACGGGCGTCAGCACGGGATCGCGCTTGTTCCAAATCGCATATCTCATGGTCTCACTCCTCAGATGATGGTATAGATGTCGGTGGCGGCGGAGGCGCTGCGGGAGGCGAAGCCCGCTTCCTCGGCGGTGGAGCCGCCCAGAAAGGCCAGCACGGGCCCGGCGGCCGCGGCGCTGAGGCCTTGGCGGCCGAACTGCATGGGCGTGTTGGGCAGGATGGTCAGGTCGTTGTCGCAGCAGGCCACCACGGCCGACGGGCCGTCCTCTCCCAGACCGCCGCCGAAGACGGCCCAGTTGCCCAGCCGACCGCCCGCGGCGTCCATCACGCCGAAGCCGAGCTCCACCGCGGCCAGCCGTGTCAGCGATTCCGTGAACGCCTCCAGCTTGCGGCAGAGCGTGCCGCTGATGATCCCGCCGCCGAACAGCGCGATGCGCCCGGCCGACGCCCCGGTCAGACGGCCGCGGGCGATGGTCAGTCGGCCGCCCGTCAGGCGCGTCATGGACGAATCGTAGCCGTCCACATAATCGGAGCCCGTGCCGCCGGCGAACAGGACGCGCCGGCCCGCCGCCGCGGCGGCGGGATCGGTGACGGCGGCGGACAGATCGTCGGGGGCGTGGCGGGTCAGGGACGTGTCGTAGGCGTCCACGACGGCCGTCTCATTCGTGCTGTTGTCGGCGCCGCCGCCGAAATAGGCGACGGTGCTGAGGCTCCCGGCGGCCAGATCGTCCCTGGCGATGCGGAGGGCGGGGCCGTCGGTGCGCGTCTGGGACGCGTCATAGACGTCCACCGCGCTCTGGTTGGCGCCGCTCGTCGTCTCGCCGCCGGCGAATAGTGCCTTGCCGCCCGCCTCCGCGGCCGCCAGACCGCTGCGCGGGACGGACAGGCTCGTCCCGTCGGTGAGCGTCAGCGTCGGGCTCAGCTGCTCCACCCAGGCGACGGTCTCGTCGTTGACGCGCCCGCCGCCGTAGAGGATCTGTTCTCCCGCCGTCGCCGCCGCGCCGTCGGTGCGGGCGTGGCGCAGCGTCGGGCCGGGACCGTAATACTGCACGCCGCGCTGATTCGTCCAGAAGGGCCGGGCCACGCCGCCCACGCCCACGTAGCCCTCCGTGACGGTCTTCGCCCGGCCGCCCACGCCCACATACATGTTGGATACGCGGGAGGCGAGGCCGTTTCGGCCGAGATAGATACTCATGGCCTACTCCTCATAGACCAGATAGATCGTCCCCGTGGGCAGGGACGTCTCTCCGGCCGTCATGCGGGCCGTGCCCGCGTAAATGTTGCGCACCATGGCGGACGAAAGCGTCTCCTGAGCCGACGCGTTGGCTTGCACGGCCCCGGCCAGCGTGCCCGCCGTCACCTGCTGGGCCCCGTGGGTATGGGTCAGGGGCGCCTTGCCGGAGATGGCCGCCCGGGCGGCGGCGCTGAGGGGCTTGTCCTCGTCGGAGGTGTTGTCCACGCTGCCGAGGCCCACCTGCGCCTTCGTCACCTGATGGGGGTTGCTGCGGTTGGCGATATGGGCGTCGGGGACGGCCCCGCCGCCACCGCCGCCGGACTGCTGGGCCAGCTGGGCGTAATATTTGGCGTTGTTCGTGTCCTCATCGGCGCGCAGGCCCGTGCCGCCCACGGCCCAGCTGCGGCTGAGCTGAGAGCCCGTCAGCGCCTGGATGGCGCAGGCGGCCGCCGTTTCGGCGGAGTCGCGGGCGCTGTCGGCGGAGTCGGACGCGGACCGGGCGCTCTCGTCCACGCGGTCCAGGATCTGGTCGATCTCGCGCTGCAGCTGCAGCGCCTGGGACTGGGTGGGCTCGGCGGCGCTGTCGCACGCGCCGGGACGGACCTCCAGCCGCTCGCTGACGGACAGCGCCACGACGCTCTGCCCGTCCTGCTCCGTATAGCCCTCCACGGTGAAGGAGCACCAGCCCACGCGGCTCAGCGGCTCAGGCGGGATCGTCACGGTGTAGTCCAGCAGACTCTCCCCGGTGCGCTCGTCCGCCGTCAGCAGCACGGCCACGGGGTCGAGGCCGCGGCTGTCGCGCCAGACAATGCGCTTGCCGTAATCCGCCCACGTCTCATCGAAGATCAGGCGCAGGGACGTGACGTTGCCCTCGCCCTGCACGCCGCCGTATTTCGAGCTGAGGCGGACGAACTGGCCGTTCACCTCGGCTTTGATCTGTCTCACGTTATTCCTCCTTCATCAGGCCCGCCTGCTTCAGCGCGGCGATCAGACTGATGACCGCCGCGCGCACCGCCTCCGGGTCGGCCCCGGGGCCGGGAGCGGCCACGGCGTCGGCCGGGCGGCTCTCCCAGGCGATCAGGGCGTTCCCCGCGGCGGTGCCCATATACAGTTGGCGGGCGTCGGTACACCAGCCGGGCATGCGCTCCGGCAGCTCGGGCATGCTCGCCCTGACGCCGCCGTAAAGACGGATGCTGCCCGGCATGCTACATCTCCCGTCTCATGCGCTCGAAGTCGCGCTCGCCCGCTTCCATCAGGCCCTGGGCCAGACGGTCCTGCAGGTCGGACTGCTCCAGCACGCGGGCGAACTTGCGCTTGATGCGCACGGGCTCGCCGCGTTTGATCAGGCAGCCCTCGCCGTTGACGGCCACGAAGACGTCACGGCTGTAGCGGCCGCCGTCCTTGAACAGGCGCACCTCCACGTATTCCTCGTTCCAGTCCTTGAGGCTCTTCATCTCGCTCATCAGTTCTCCTCCCCGTCAAAGCTGGAGCAGGTCTCGATGCGCACCATAAAGGGCTCCACGAGACGCTCCGCGGTCCTGGTGGCCTTCCAGCCGCAGCTGGCGCGCTGATCCAGCGGGTCCGCCGTGCCGGAGGAGCCCAGCTGCTTGACGATGTGTCTCAGGCCGCCGCCCTGGATCTCGGTGACGCCGTAGGCGTTCTCGCCCAGCACCAGCGTGGCGTAGACGGCGCGGTTGTCGCGGCCGCCCTCGCCGGGCCTGATCTCGTCGCCCGCCTCCAGCACGGTGATCTGGTCTACGGTCAGGCGCGCGGAGCCCACGCCGCCGTTGACGGTGTTGACGATGGTGCGGATCTGGCCGTTGATGTTGATCTTTCGGCCGATCAGCTTCTCGCCCTCGCTGACGGTGAGGCTCTCGTTGAGGGTGACGGCGGTGGAGCCGGTGCCGTTGGCCGTGCGGACGGTCAGCGTCTTGTTCTCCAGCAGGGGCCTGCCCTTGAAGATCTTCGCCTCGGTGGTCTCCACGAAGCGCACGCCCGCGATCCTGCCGATCTCGCCGGCGTACATATCCTCGGGGTCGCAGTAGGTCTTGACGTTCTGCCAGGCGGGATCGTGCATCAGGTCGTAAGCCACGTCGGGATGGATGATGGCCACGTAGCTGTCGCCGATCTTCTCGGCGTTCTGGGTCTTGAGGTATCTGGCCGCCAGGCGGATGGCCTCCACGGTCATGTAGTGGTTGCCGCTCTCCTGACCGCCCACCAGCTGGTCGCGGGAGTTGACCTGACCCTCGGCGTACTGGACGTTGGTGCCGCCGTTGAGCACCTCGCGGGTGATGGTGTCCAGCGTCGCTCCCGCCTGATTGCCCAGCAGCTTGGTGGCCTGCAGGACGTTGTTGTCGATGCTCGTCATCACCAGCATGTCGCTGAGCTCGATGTAGCGGCCGTACTGGCGCACCGTCGATTCAACGGTGGACACCTCCAGCTTCTGCCCGTCGGGAGTGACGCCCTCGGTCAGCGGGACCGTCGCCTTGGGCAGGGGGCTGTAGCGGCGGAACTGGATGGTCTTGCCGCCGTTTTTGGGGATGGGATGCTTCTGCCCGAACTGGTCGTGGACCAGCTTGGGCACGGCGTTGTCGATGAGGTAGTCGCTGTAGAACGTGACCATCTCATGGGACAGGCCGGTGTCAAGAGTGGTGTTGATCGATTCGCTCATGTGATCTCTCCTTTTCTGTTAAAGTCTGATCTCTTCGCCTGCCAGGACGCGCCTGACGATCTCGTCGCGGGCCCCACAGAATCTCCGATCCTGCGGGGACCCCTCGGATTCAATAGATTTGCGGCAAATGAATTGCCGCAAATCGGACGCCGCACTTGCGGCGCGGCGCAGAAGCGCCGTTCGGCTGCCTCTCACAGCCTGATTTCCTCTCCCGCCAGGACGCGCCTGACAATCTCATCTCGGTCTTTCTTCGTCATGGCGTGGGTCCCGGACGGGTAGGCGGCGGTGCCGGCGGCCGCCACGGCGTTTTCCTTCGCGCGGGCGGCGTTCTGCGCCAGACGCTCGGCGGCCCTGCGCGCGGCCTCCTCCTCCAGATATGCCCGGATCTCGGGCAGGCACGCGACCTCCAGCGCCGAGGCGAAATCGACGCCGGCGCGCAGCAGCTCCTTCAGCGCCGGACGGCGCAGGCCCTCGGTGAACTGCAGGCCGGGATAGCGGCCCTCCAGCTCCTCCAGGCTGCCGCGCCACTGCTCCGCGCGGCCGTTCAGGGTCTCCTGATGTTCCTCTTCCTTACGCAATGGTCTGCTCCTCCTTTTCCAAATGCTTTGCAAGATACGCTCTCACCGCTTCCTTTCCTTCAAAATCCATCAGCTCCAGCGCCCCCATGGCCTGCTCGGCCAGATCGGGACGGAAGAAGCCGCGGTCATACAGCTCCTTGGCCAGCTCATTCTGGCTGACGCGGGCGAAGGGATTCTTCTTCTGCGCCGTCATGACGATATCGAAGTCGGGCCGGTGCGCCCCGCGGATGGCGCGGGAGGAATAGGTGACGAAGGCCGTCCCCTTCTCCCCCGTGATGCGGAAGCAGCGGCCCACGTCGTAGAACTGACGGATCAGCTCCAGACACAGCGCCCCCAGCCTGCCGTAGGCGCGGTAGGAGGCGCGGATCATGTCGCGGCTCGTCTTGTTGCCCGCCTCCTGCAGCGCCGAGATCGCAGACGCCGCCGTGACGCCCGCGTTGGTGCTGCCCGCCGAAAAGTCGCGGTTGGAGGACGTCTCCTTCAGCTCGTCGATCTTCATCTGCTGCACGCGCAGATACGTCTCGCTGAGGGGGTAGGGCTGGATGGGCCGCACGCGCTCCTCGCTGATGGCGCCCTCCACGTGGACGATGGGGCGGTCCCAGTCCAGGAACTCCTCCTCGTTGATGCCCGCCGACCGCCCGGCGAAGTACCGGGGCCGTGAAGCCATCAGCGAGCACTCCATGATGTTCTTGCCCAGGCGGTCGATGTACTCCTGGGGCGCCTTGGTCACGGCGATGTAGCCGAAGCCCACGGGCTCCCCGGCCACGGGGAACAGCGTGTCGAACACCACGGGATACAGCCCGTGGGCGTACCAGCCCGTGTCGCGGCAGCGCTCGTCCAGCTCGCTGGCGTACAGCACGTGCTCGCCCGCGAACTTGCACAGGTGCAGCAGGCCGTCCTTTTTGTAGTACCAGTCGATGACCGTCACGCGGTCCTGTCCGTCCGCGGTGCGGGTGATGACGTCGATGACGTCGCCCGTGCCCTTTTCCAGCTGAGGGTACTCCTTCTCCAGCGTCTCCCTGTCCCAGCGGTGCGCGATGAACAGGTCGCGGCTGAGCTGGATGTCCCGGACACCGGGCTCCCAGAAGATGTTCTGCAGGTCGATGGGCGTCACGTCCACGTCGCCCGCGCCGTGCTCCAGCGCGGGGTTCCAGAACACGCCGTAGACCGCCGTGCCGTGCTTGAGCTTGTACCACCACTGGTCGGAATACGTCTGCTCGAAGCCGCAGCGGTCCAGCACGGCGGGGATGATGCGGCTCAGGGCCTCGGCGTCTTTGGCGTCGCCGGGCTCCCGGGGCAGCACCACGGGCTCCGGGAAGTTGTCCATGGCGTCGGCATGCTTGTTGGCCAGGTTGTTGAACAGCCAGGCGGAGGTCGGCCCGGGGCGCTCGCCCTCGCCGCCGATCAGCTCCCAGTGGCGCAGCTGGTACCAAAGCTCCTCCTCCCGCAGCCGCTTCTCCAGCGGCGCCTTCGCGCGCTTGTACTCGCGCAGCCGCCCGATCGCCTCCTCGAGCCGCTCCTTGGGGAATTGCAATATGCTCACTCCTTTACAGTTGACAGATAATGTGCCGCCTCCGGCGGCGCTCTACCACACGGTCCCGGCGTACTCGTCCAAAGGACCGGTCATGCGCCTGACGTCCCGCGCCCGGCGCTCCGGCGGGGAGATGGGGCGCTCCATGAGGACGTAGCGGCACTCGTCGTAGATGTGGTCCTCGCCCTCGGTGTCGATGTCCTCCACGTTGGCGGCGTCATAGACGAGCTGGGGGACGGTGCGGATGAAGTGGACGCAGGTGCTGAACACATACAGCATGGGCCTGCCCTCCTCGTCGAAAGCCAGCCTGTGATGCAGCTGCATCTTCCCCGCCAGGCGGTGGTTGTCGCCCTTGTCGAAATAAACGCCCCGCCGCTCCATCATGGCCGCCACGCTCTCGCCGCGGCTCTCGTCGAAGATCGACGGGTCCGCGATGCCGCGGATGGTCCGCCCCTCCAGATTGGGGTCGTCGCGCTCGATGTCGCGGATGGCGTCGGCGATCCGCGCCGGCTCCCAGCGCACGCCCTCGTTGGGCACGCCCGTGCAGCCGTACAGCTCCCGGATGCGGTAGACGCGCCCGTCGCTGTCCACGGCGTACCACCCCACAGCAAAGGGCCGCGTGTAGCCGAAATCGAACCCGCGGTAGACGCTCCACTCCCGGGGCACGCGAAAGGGCGCGATGACGTGGGTGTTGACCCGCGTACGGTACCCCGCCGGATCGTTGCGCCACTCCAGAAAGACCTGCCCCGAAAAGGAGTCCCAGTCCCCGTACAGCAGCGCCTTCTTCTCCGCCTCCGGCAGCATGGCCAGCCGCCAGGCGTAGTCCGGGTCGTTGTCCATCAGGATCTTGTTGTCGAACACCGTGGACGGCACGAAGATGCGGCCCTGCCGCTTTTTCTCCACGCCGCCCCCGGGGACGGCCACCTCCAGCTCCTGCCAGATGGTCGTCATGGCCGGGGCCGGGGT